ATACAGTCTTGACTAGTAGCATTATTACTAAAGAAGCATTACGGGTTGACTAAATAGCCCCCTTACGCAGAAATGCGTATTGAATAACGATGTGAATTCGGTGAAACTCTAAGTTGATTTATATTAGTTTGTTGTGTAAAATTTATTACATTACTTAACAATAAACTAATGTTATCAATATGACAATACCGAGCCAAGATTTGATTAGATGCAAAACCTGTGGAGCAGAAGACGCAATTCCGCATAAAACGAACCGATTACATTGTGTTCCTTGCGGTAAAAAACTAGGTTCTGCCACACAGCGAAGATACAGAGAGAAGTTAAAGACAACACCTGCAATTGCAATCTGTAAGCAATGTAACAGTGAGTTTGATATTTCAATACAGGGTAAAAAGTGGATTTGTCCATCTTGTAATACTAAATATATGCAAGATTACGGCTCAGGGCGCAAAGACATAAACGCTGAAAGGTCTAGGCAGTACAGAGCCTCGCTTGCTGACGTTTATAGAGAAAAGATGGCTCAGCGATATAGAGATGCAATAAAAAATATGTCAGAAGAAGAGCTGAAAGAATTTAGAGCAAAAGAAAATGCGAAAGCAAAAGCAAAGCACGCTAAATTAAAAGAACAGGTCTTTAATGCTTATGGCGACAAATGTGCGTGTTGCGGAGAATCTGAACCGTTTTTTTTATCTATAGACCACATAGACAATAATGGTTCTGAGATGAGAAACAGCGGGGAGCACGGTCGCGGCGGAACTACTTTTTATCAGTATTTAAGAAAAAATAACTTTCCTGATGGTTTTCAGGTTCTCTGTATGAATTGCAATATCGGCAAACACCGCAATGGTGGAGTTTGTCCACATCAATCAAATAAGGTGTAACGACTATTCCGTAAGGAAGTAGAGCCAAGTGGCTCGAAGCGCATCGAACCTCCACAAGAGGTTATGAGATAGTCTGCTCCAGTTTGGAAACTACTGGCAGCCGAAAAGGCGGGGAATGAACTAACGAGCATTCTTGAACACAAAGGTCTTCACAGTAAGCTTACTTTCATTGGAAATGTGAATCGTACCTATGACGATTCATTCGCAAAAACAGGCGCAAAAATCGGTGATACGTTAAAAATCCGCTTACCAAACCAGTACACGGTTCGTAGTGGCAAAACGTTAAGCACACAAGACACAACCGAAACAAACACAACCTTGCAAGTGGCAACGCAAAAAGGTGTGGACGTTAATTTCAGTTCGGCTGAATTGACATTGAGCTTGGACGATTTCAGCAAGCGCATTCTCGACCCTGCCATGTCAGTTTTAGCGGCGAACATCGAAGCCGATGCGTTATCAATGTACAAAGATGTTTATGCGTCAGTCGGCACAGCGGGAACAATTCCAACTGGTACAGACGCGCTTAAAGTCTATTTACAAGCACGTCAAAAATTGAATCAGTACCTTGCGCCAATGGACAACAACAGAACCATGCACTTGTTGCCTGAATCGACGGTTGAAATTGTGAACAGCTTGAAAGGTTTGTTTCAAGATTCAAAAGCAATTACGGAGCAATACCGTGAAGGCGAAATGGGGCGTACTGCTGGTTTTGATTGGTACGAAAATACCATTTTACCAACGCATACAATTGGTAACAAAGTAGCTTCATTGACTGTTTCGGGTGCAACACAAACAGGCGCGACATTAGTTATTGGCGGCACTGCAAACAACGATACATTTAAAGCAGGTACAGTCTTTACAATCGCTGGTGTGTTCCGTGTGCATCCTGAAACAAAAGCCACACAAGCCGATTTACAGCAATTTGTTGTGACAGCCGATTTAACTGCAACAACAACCACTGCAACGATTGGCATCAGTCCACCGATTGTAACAAGTGGCGCGGCGCAAAACGTCAGCAACTCACCTGCTAACAGCGCGGCGATTGTTGTTACAGGCGCGGCAAATACTGGATATGGTCAAAACTTAGCCTTCCATAAAGATGCCTTTGCGTTTGCAACGGCTGACTTGGTTATGCCTCAAGGCGTTGATTTTGCGCGTCGTGAAGTGTTCGACGGTATTTCGATGCGTATTGTTCGCGCGTATGACATCAATAATGACAACTTACCTTGCCGTATCGACGTGATGTACGGCTACAAAACAATCCGTCCACAACTCGCGTGCCGTGTAACTAACTAGGTTTTTAGGGCGTGGTTTCGGCTACGCCCGTCTTTTGGAGATAAAAAATGAATGAATACCCAAAAATGCTGTATGTCGGTGACGGTCAAGAAAGTTACACGACAACAAAAGTTGTTGAAAACGCAGACGAAGAACTTGCCGCAACATCCGAAGGTTATGCAAATTTTTACGACTTAGGCAAAAAACCTAAAAAATCAAAATCAAATACAGTCGAGGCGGTTGACAATGGCAATAACGAATTACTCAACGTTACAGACAGCAATAGCAAACTGGCTGCATCGGAATGATTTAACTGCCGTTATTCCTGATTTTATTACGCTTGCTGAATCACGCATTAACCGCGTTTTTTCAGCACGCGGCACAGAATTAGAGTCGGTTTTGACAGCGACAACAGACAGTGAACTTGTGAATTTACCTGCTGATTTTGGCTCGCCGATTGTGTTATGGCTTGAATCGTTTGTACCGAGGCAAGAATTGATTTTGAAGTTATCGTCAGAATTAAATTACTCACCGATTCGTGCTTATCCAACGTTTTACGCGATTAAATCAAACACAATTCAGTTTGACCGCATAGCGGATGCCGCTTATCCGTTACGCTTGCGTTATGTGCAAACGATAGATTTAGCCACGACTGACACGAATTATGTTCTGGAAAATTATCCTGACATTTATTTGTTTAGTGCCTTGGTTGAAGCGGCGGTTTATATCCGCGACATGGAGCAAATGCAAATCTGGCAACAGAAACTTGAGTTAGCGTTAAATGAAGCGCAATCGAGCGAAAACACGGTTAAAAATACACTATTGGTCACCGAAAACAATCGCTCACGTTTTAGCATTACAGCGGGGTAGTTATGGCACTTGAAAGCGGTACATTTATCAATAGTTTAGTGGTTACAAATCCAACATCCGCCGACGCAAAGTCGCAGGGTGATGACCATTTACGACTAATAAAAAGCACGTTAAAAAATACGTTCACGGCAATCACGGGCGCAATTACAGCAAGTCACACGGAATTAAATTTTGTGCAAGGTGTAACGAGCGCGATTCAAACACAATTAAATGCGTGTGGAAAAATTGCAGGTCAGGTTTGGTCAGGCGTGCATAATTTCACGTCAGCCACAATTAACGTTGCAACGCAATCGACTGGCGATAGTTCGACAAGAGCGGCATCAACAGAATTTGTTGCATCAACGGCATTCTCTTCTGCTTTACCCGCTCAAACAGGGAACGCGGGGAAATTCATAACAACTAACGGTACAACTGCAAGCTGGGACTCAATGAAATTAAAACTTTACTTTTTGCAAGGATAGAAAATGGCAGCGTTTAATAATTCGGCGACACTATCCGCAGCGACAAACACAACACTTCGGACAATCGGAGCAGGAAAAGAAGCGTCTTTTAGCGTGACGTTTTGCAACAGAACAGCTGGTGTGTCACTCGTTTCTTTAGCACCAGTAACCAGTTTTGATAATCCAGCCAGTTCAGATTATTTTTTATATGAATACCCGATTGCGGCTAATTCTATGATTCAAATAACGGGATTGGTTGCAACGAGTGGGCAAAAAATCGTTGCGCGTTCTTCACAGATAGGCGTTTCCGTTTCCGTGTATGGATTTGAGGAGTAACCTATGGGTATAAATGTTTTAACACCAACAGGCATAAAATCAATACAGCGCGGCACGGTTAGTATGTCAAGTACAACAGTCAGCGCAACAATATCATCTGTTAATACGTCGAGAACGGAGTTGCGTCATCTTGGCTATAACTCTAGTAACCCAGGTTGCTCAATCGCCTTAACAAATGCAACAACAATTACCTGTGCGGCTCAAGCTACTGGCGGAACTGTATCATGGGAATTAACGGAGTTTTATTAAATGTTTTATGCACAACTTACAAACGGCATCGTGACGGGCATCACAGAAACAGCAGATGCTTTA